CCATCTGCGCAGCGATGAACTGCGGCACCTTTTTCTGAGGAACGATGTACTCGGGGCCCGCCTCGCCGGCCATGATCAGCGTTGGCCGATCCACCCGGCCGCCGCCGGCAAACTGGGGCACTTCAACATATTGAATCGGCTGAGCCGTTATGCCTACCCTACTTGAAACTGAATTGATTCTAGCAATTGCGCTATTTACAATATCAATAAATCTATTCACTCCATTAGCACCCCAAGACAGCAGCCCATTTAGCGAGCCGCGCAGGCTGTTGACAATGCCATCCCAAGCCGCAGTAATGGGCTCCACCAGGCCTAGCGCATAGTCCCGCATGCCATCCATGGCCAGATTCCAGGTCTGCCCCAGGCGTGCAATCAGGCCATTCTCTGGGCCGATGATCGTGTCGAAAAATGCTGCAAAGTTGTCCCTGATATTCGGCAGAATGTTGCTGACGTAGCTGCTGATATTGTCCATCATTATGTTCCAGCCGCCGCCGATCATTGCGACGAACCCGGTTTCAGGGTTGGCGATCAGGTTCCAGAGGCCCCGGAAGGCATCGGCGATCTGATCGCGGAAGTTGAAAACCACCACCGCCGTGGCCACGGCTGCCGCGCCAATCAGGATCGGAGCAGAGACGAAACCGGCGACCAGGGCAGCCAGGCCGGTGGCTACTGATCCGACGGTGGTGGCGATGCCCGCCAGACCTGCTGTTACCGCCGGCATGGCCCCAGCCCAGCCGGCCAGCGTGGCGCCTAGGCCAAAGCCGGCAATGGTCTTGAGAGCCATCCCAAGGCCAACCACAACGGGCAGAGCAATGACGGCTGCTGCTCCAATGGCGCCAATCCCAATTGCTATTTGCGTGAGCAGGGGATTGGCTTGGGCAAGGCCCGAAAGCGCTTGAACTACTGCAATAACACCAGGTACTAGCTCGTTAATTATAGGTACTATCAAATTGCCTATTTCAATCTGCAAGTTTTCTACATTGTTTTTGGCTAATTGAATTTGCGCCGCAGTTGTTTCCATTTGAACTCCAGCCTCAACGGTAACCGACCCCATGTTTTTAGTTTCATTATTTGCAACCCTTAGCGCTTCGGCAAGTTTTTGCGTATTGTTAATCATCGGAAACAATCCCCTAGCCTCATCGCCAAAAAAGTCAGTAAACGTAGGTAGCTGCAGCTCTTGCGGCAAGCTCTTGATTTTATCTAGCATCGCAATTATCGTAGGCTCTGCGTTAGTGACCATGTTTCTAGCCAACAACAATCCCGCGCTTTCGCCTGACTTCCTAGCCGCCTCGTCTTGTTGAATTTTCAGTATCTTTTGCTGGCCATCGTACAAAGCTCTTTCTTCTGTAAACGACTCTTCTATGCCTTGCTTTTTGTCGTCCAACCTCTCTTGCTCTGCTTGCTTAAACGCGGCGACACTTTCTTCGTATGCCTTTTTTTCCCTGTCGGACCTGTCTTTAATTGCTTGTGATTCTTGCTCTTTTCTTTCGTTAATTGCATCCATCCTCAACTGAGAAGCGTCTTCTATTGCTCGCTGTTCGCGCTTAAGAATCGCTTGCGATGCTGCATCCGTGCCGGTAATTTGCTGGCGCAGTTGTTCTAGTAAGTCTTCGGTTTGCCGGCGCTCTGCCGTCTCAATAGTTCTATATTTTTTGTTAAGCTTTTTCTCCTCTTGAGATACCTGCTGATCCAGGATTTTTAGTTGTTCATCCATCCGCCTCTGGGCTTCGCGCAACACGCCATTTGTTTCCACCTCGGCCAGCCTGATCGCGCCATCTTTGCGACGGTTCAGGGCGTTCTCATAGCGCCGATCCTCTGCCGATCGCACCATCTCATCCTGTGCCTGGCTGATGGCGGTAGCGGCCTGGCCCGACGCCATCCCTAGGGTCTGCAGCGCCCGAATCTGCCGATCCGTCATGGAGTCGCCACGGGTGAGGGCTTTGACCATGTTGTTAAAGCTGGTGGCGGCGACCTCGGTTTCGACGCCTGCGGAGATCATCGCCGCGCCAAAACCTGCAACCTGCTCCGCCGTCAATCCTGCCTGCTGCCCAACAGCTCCAGACCGTAAAGCAAATTCGATCAGCTGCTTACCATTGGCAGCGCCGGCCTTATCAAGTTCATTCATTGTATCAGCCAGCTTCAATACGTCTGGCTGCGTTAATTTCATGCTATTGCGCATTTTCGCAATAGACAAACCGGCCTCATCTGCCGTCATATTGAAAGCAATACTTATCTTTGCAACATCTCCGGCGAATTGCCGTACTTCCTCCCTTGCGATGCCTGACGCGCCAGCAGCGGCGTAGATCTCCGCAAATCCCTTGGCTGAGATCGGCAGCTCTAGGGATAGTTCTCTGATCTCGTCTGAGATTTCCGCAATTGCAGCCGGCGTCTCTAGGCCATCCATGACCTTGCGGACCTGGGAGATGCTGGTTTCAAAATCAATGGCAGCTTTCGTGCTGGTCACTAGCGCAACGCCAACACCAGCAGCCAGGGCGGCGGCAGCCTGCCAGGATGCGCTATCGATCGTGGCCTTGAAGCCTCCACGGGTGGCCTCTGCGACCTTGTTGATCTCATTACCCAGCTGCGCCACCTGGCCCATGCCAGTAACCTGGGCCCCAATCTTCAGAATCGCGTCAAAATTGACGGCCATCAGGAACCCCTCAGCAGTGTCAACAGTTCCAGCTCGATGACGCGCAGATCATCCATCAGCGCAGCAACCGCACCACGGCCACGCCGCAGGCCCGCCAGGGCGATAACCGCCGGATAGTTGAGCCCGGTGCGCACCCGGTACGGCTGCCACTCTGGGGTGTACTCGGTGGCCCACTGCCATTGGGTTTGCACCTGGCACCAGAGCAGAAAGGCTTCCCAGTTTTCGGGCCATATCCAGCAGGTGGGCTCAGTAGGTTCTGGGGTCTCATCAGGCACAAACCCAACGATCCCCAGCCTTTTCGCTTCTTGCGCCAGCCTGGCGTTCTCCTGGGCCTGGGATTCAACGCGGCTGACAGTGGTCATTTGCCGATGCCATTCCCTCGCGATTTCCCTGAGGTTGGCGGCTTTCCCACTTCAGGATCCGTTAGTGTGTTCCATGCGGAAACAAGCGCATTGGCTACCCCAGGAAATTCGATTACTTTTTTCTTGTTTTCAGCAGTGAAAGACATTGGCTCATCATTATCGCCGCCAAGCATGTCTTCCCCCCAGCCAACAAGAATCTTGTCAGCGATTGGAAGAAGGCTTTTCCTTTCCAGTCCATCAGCAGCAGACGGCTCCAGGTTGCCAAGCTCAATCGCTTTAATGATTGCAATGTAGGAGCGAAATTCTTCGCGCATATTTTCAATCTCGGTTTGCTGGCCTCTTTCAAAGATTGCCGTAAATGATCCATGTTCTTGCTTTCCGTCTCCAATCGGGTAGCTAAACTCCACCTTGCCTGTAAAGGTGGTGCCAGCTCTGTCAATGTTGAAAGCCATGAGAGAAGATCAGGGGTGAAAGATTAAAACTGGCGGCTTGATCAGTATCAAGTAAACGCCAGCGTGCCGGAGTCGCTGAGGCCTTCAGTGCGCCGCACCGTAAACGGAATGGTCAGCGCTGCGATGCCGGCATCATCGTCGGGTGCGGGGGCGCCCAGTTGAACCTTGGGCAGGTTGACGACCATGCGATTGCCCACCACCGTGTTATGGGTGAAGTTGAGCGCACCATTGGTAGAAGCTACTGCTATCGCGTAGAAATCCTTGCCGCTTAGCAGATCCGGCCTTTGCAGCTTAAGGGATCCTGTGATTACACGATCCACGATCTGAAAATTAGGAGCGCAGCCCATTCGATCATAAAATTCTAAAGTGTTATCACATTTCAGCGAAAAATCAATAATGCAACAGCTATAACCATGAAGGCTAAACGTTGGCGTATTGACAGAATTGCAAGCTACGGGAGCGGCCATAGCACTATAAGTTGGCGTTAAGGATGCCGCATCGACCGGAGGCACATAAATGCCAGGCACTTCAAACGAAAACAGCGGCACCTCGCCGGCCTGCATCTTCAGCTCCCAGCTCTTGGTTCGGGCACCTATCCCTAGGTGCTTGTTGCCGTCCCAATCGTGGTAAAAGGTCAGAGAATCAGCCCCGCCCGTCACGAATGAGTAGGTGTTACTGGTGGTGGCAACCGTTGCCAGGTTCATCCCTGCTGCACGCAGGAAGATCCCGTAGGCGGGGGGCGTGCCAGCGGTGCCAGAGCCGACGGCCTCAACGTCAAACGCAACGCCGTTTTTCAGCTCGGCCATCACGTCCGGCAATGCCTCGCCAAACTGCCCGTCTAAGCTGGGGCGAGCAATAGCAGTGGCGTCAAGGGCGGTCAACTTCGGGTCCCTGACCCGGATCGCGTTCACCCCCGTCGGGGCTGCTGACGTTGCGTAGGTCGTCTCCAATGCTGCCATCAGAAACTGAGACTTGTTGCGGGCCATCGGCTGTGGGGGGTTGGGTTACGGATTCGAGGATCCACTCGTTGTTGGTGAGCAGATAGGCGCCAGGGCCAGAAGGCAACGGCGGTGTAGGGGGCTGCTCAAACGTTGCCTTCTTCATGCAATGTGATGTTGGAGATGGCCGTGTAATAGGTCACAGTGTAAATCATTCTGACCTCGCACGCTTGCAGGTTGAGCTCATGGATCCGGCCACGGGATTCGATGTCAATGCACAGCCCCCCCAAGTCTCGCCTCCCGGCCATGATGCGTGCATGGACCGCCGCGCAAAACGGGCCCAGGATTCGCCACTTTGGGGGCTCCCCTGGCTTTCGGGTCTTGGTGATGGTGATGACAACCGGAAGGGTTGAGACCACCCGGCAAGCGCTCAAAACCTTGTCGAGGGCTTCCCCTTCCTGATCCAGCTTGATCACCACGCCATCGGGCTCAGATGCCACCCTGGCTGCATCCAGGAACAAAGCAACGACCCCAGGAAT